TTGGAGGCTACGCCTCCCGCTAAGGCACGACACGGCATCACTGCGGGTGTTTATACCCCCACTTTTGAAGAGTTAATGGAGTTCTCTGATTCTCTCAAGAGTTTCTTGAAGAAGTATCCGCACGTTGAGACTCACGTCAAAGCTTTGACCGGACAGTTGCGTTCTATCAGTCGTCATGCTGGTGGTGTGGTTATTGCTGACGGATTGAACAAACACATGCCGCTTATCAACAGCGGAGGAGTTCAGCAGACTCCTTGGAGTGAGGGACAAAATGTTAGACACCTTGAGCCTCTTGGCTTTATTAAATTTGATATTCTTGGACTCGCAAGCCTCCGTATGCTTGAGGGTGCTATCAGCCATATTCTTCGCAGGCACCATGGGGTTGAGAACCCTACGTTCGATGACGTAAAGCAATGGTATGATGAGCATCTAAGCCCGGACAAGATGAACTTGAACGACCAAGCCATTTACGAAAACATTTTTCACAAAGGCAAGTGGGCTGGAGTATTCCAGTTCACAGAGAAGGGCGCACAGAACTTTTGCAGGCGTGCAAAGCCAAGGTCTATCATTGACATTTCGGCTATTACTTCTATCTATCGTCCCGGTCCTCTCTCGGCTAACGTCCACGAGCAATACGTTGATGCGAAAGAGAACCCACAAAACATCAAGTATCTTCACCCACTTGTCGAGGAAGTAACAAAAGAAACTTATGGTTTCCTTATCTTCCAAGAGCAGATTGCTTTGCTCGCACACAAGCTGGGCAAAGACCTTACGCTTGACGAAGGCAACATGCTTCGCAAGCTACTAACCAAGAAAGGAACAGGCAAAGGTAATGAAAAGAAAGTCGCCATTCACAAGAAGTTCATTGCAGGGTGCGTTGAAAAAGGTATCGCAGAAGCCGAAGCCCAAAAACTCTGGCAAACCTTTGAATACTTCTCAGGGTATGGTTTTAATAAGTCCCACGCTGTATCTTACAGCATTCTTAGTTATCAGTGCGCCCATCTTCTTAACTACTACCCTGTTGAGTGGGCTGCTGCCTTCCTCGACAAAGAACCGGAAGGAAGGAAAGAGCGGGCTATCAACATTGTGCGAAGCCTTGGACTTGGAGTAGAGAACCCCGACATCAACCTATCGGGTCGAGTTTGGGAGATTGCCGACGATGGTAAGAGTCTCATTCAGCCCCTCACTTCTATCAAAGGTCTAGGCGACAAAGCGGTCGACCAGATTATGGCACACCGTCCGTTCCACACTCCCGAAGAGCTTTTGTTCAACGAGGACATTGTTTATTCCAAGCTCAACAAAAAGGCTCTCGATGTTCTTTGCCGCACACAGGCTTTGAACTCTCTAATGGACGAGCGCTTCTCAGGGCTCAAACACTTCTGGTCTGCCGTTGCAGTCGATAGACCAAAGAATAAAAAGAAGTTCTTGGAGAACATCGAGACCTATGAGCCCGAGGGAGACTTCTCAAAGACCGAGAAGATTGCCTACCTCGTTGAGTTGGCAGGCATCTTTCCGTTCCACCTTGTTATGTCTCAGCACGTCACAGACCAACTCGCACACTATTGCATCCCACCTTTGGGTGAGTTCGATAGGGACTTGGGAGCAGCGTGGTTCATCCCGCGTGAGGTTATCAAGAAGAAGACTCGGAAAGGTAAAGACTTTTACATTGTCCGTGCTATCGACAATACTTCAAAGTCTTCAACTATCAAGGTTTGGGGTGTCGACCCCAAGACAGACATTATCCACGTCAACCGTCCCTACATGGCAAAAAAGCTGGACTATTCCGAGCAGTGGGGCTTCTCAACCCGTTCTATGAAGTACAACTGGAAGATAATTGCATGAGTAATAACTTATCAAGAAAAATAAAAAGAAAGAAGGCAAACAAAAACATCAAAGAAGGAAAGAAAGACTTGGCTAGACAGGTTGGAATGTTCAATCTTTTACCAAAGGAGTGTACTCTGTGTGGCAAATTGTTTGATAAAACAAGCAGAGAAGCCCACATGACATGGCGAGTTGCTGTCAATGAGGAGCAGCGTAAAGTTGTACTCGTTTGCCCAGACTGTCAGGAGAGCAAAGATGAAACAAACGACAGCCCATAAAATAATGGACCTAATGGATTCAGAGAAGCCATTTGTTCTATTTTTTAAAAGCCAGTTCTGCCACTATTGTCAAGCCCTAGAGCCTGCGATGGAAGTTTTGGATAAAAGATACGGAGATAAAATTAAACTCTATACAATTGATGTTAATGATGAAAAAGCAGCTTCTGATGTTTTTGAAGATTACTTCAGTGGAGTTCCCTCTGTAGCTATCTTTTGCGACGACCAGTTTGCATTCCTTGACGAACCAGCAGAGCCAGACCCATTTATGTGGTACACGCTTGACTACCTTGACAATTTTATTAAAAAGTTTTTAGGAGAATAAATGAAAGAAGTTCTAACTTATGATGATGTTCTATTAGTTCCACAATACTCTGACATTCGCAGTCGTGCGGAGGTATCACTTCACACAGACTTGGGAAGTAAACTAAGCTTAGACTTTCCAGTTGTTGCTTCACCGATGGACACAGTTAGTGAAGCAGACACTGCGGCTGTCATGTCTTCGTTTGGTGGCACAGCCGTTATCCATCGCTATAACTCTGTTGAAGAACAGGTAGCCATTGCCGAGTCAATGATTACTTCTGATGGTGACACTGTTGTCGGCGCAGCAGTTGGTGTCACCGGAGACTTTTTGGAGAGAGCACAGTCCCTCTTTGGTGTTGGTGTAGATTTTATTTGCGTTGATGTTGCCCACGGTCATAGTATTCTTATGAAAGAAGCCTTGGAAACCTTACGCAACAACTTGCCAGACGACTTTCACATTATGGCTGGCAACGTGGCTACCTTGGAGGGCTTCAATGATTTGGCTGATTGGGGCGCTAATAGTATTAGATGTAACATTGGAGGTGGCAGCATTTGTACTACAAGAGTACAAACGGGGCACGGTCTTCCAGGGCTTGAAACAATACTCCAATGCGCCAAATCAGACCGAGATGCAAAAATCATTGCAGATGGCGGCATTAAAACTTCGGGTGACATTGTTAAGGCTCTTGCTGCTGGCGCTGATGCTGTTATGTTGGGGTCACTCCTTGCAGGAACAGACGAAGCCCCTGGTCGAGTATTTAGCACACCTGATGGGCAACTAAGAAAAGAATACCGTGGTATGGCTTCTGCCGCAGCACAAAACGCTTGGCGTGGCAAAGTAAGTTCCTTAGAGGGTGTTTCTTCTTCTGTGCCGTACAAGGGTTCGCTCTGGGGAGTTCTGGACAACCTTGACAGAGGTATGCGTTCTGGACTATCATACTCTGGTTGCAGGACTATTGCAGAACTACAAGCAAAAGCACAGTGGGTAAAGCAAACTGGTGCAAGCCAAGTAGAAAGTTCAGCCCACATTTTGAGGAAATAAAATGGCAAAAGGAAAACCGGGAGAGTCCCGACTAACTTTCTTTTTAGAGAAAGAACTCCACGAGGCTTTCCGTGTAGCGTGCGGTGAAGACAGTATTAGTCAAGCAGCATTCGTTCGCTTTATGGTAAAGACCTATGTGGAGAAAAACAAATGGACCATTCGACTTGTAGAAGAGTTGAGAGGCACAGCAAAAAATGACGCGAAGCAAAGAATAAAAAACTTACAGAAAGAAGACTACAAAGATTTTTATGACTTAGATGATGACGACATTGAAAACATCTTTGATAAAATCGAGGAGGCAAACCCAGACTTATGAGTAGATGTAAAGATAAAATAGGCGAAGTATGTCAAAACAAAGAGTGCCGTCAATGGATAGATTATTCAGAAGATGACAACTGTGTGCTCGTTGCTGTAAAGAAAAACGGCAAAATGACTCTGAGGGAATGTGCTAAAAGATTGGGCGTTTCTTACGTCAGAGTGAAGCAGATAGAGGACAAGGCTATCAAAAAACTAGAAAAAAAGCTCCTTTCTTCATAGTTATTGTTGGAGGTGGAAATGCGATACAACGTTCAATACAAAGTAGAAAACAGTGAAGACCCACACAATGTTCAGGTCTCAGTTGATGACCAAGAAGAGTTGGTGCGGTGGCTTGATGTGCTCCGCAAGCTTGAGAACGTGGCTGACGTTGAGTTTTCACTGATAGAAGAGGATTTAGATTTTTAGAAAACTATTTATTTTGGTTATTTTCCCATAAGGAGAGTTAATATTATGAAAAGAGATAACAAAGACATGAAGGTTCTTCTCGAATCTTGGCGTGGCTACGTTTCCGCTGACGCTGAAGTTCTCACCGAAAGCATCGATGAAGGTATGCACGGCGAGAAAGAGAAGATGGAAGAAGAAATGCATGACGACGCTGGCGAAGCCGGTGCTGGTGCAGACGCCATGACAGAAGCCGAGCATGGCGACAAGATGGAAGAAGGCTACGGCAAGATGATGGAAGAAGAAGGCGAAGAGCGCGGCGAAGAAGAAGCCAGCGCAGAGCCCGACGCTGCTATGGAAGACAAGGTAGAAGCCTTGGTTGACGCCATCGCTGCTGCCATCGAAGAAGAGACAGGTGTTGCTGTCGAAGTAGAGGCTGAAGAAGAAGCCGGTGAAGAAATGGCTGACGCCGAAATGGACGCCGAAGCGGGCGACATGGAAGCAGCCGCTGACGACATGGCTGACGCTGAAGAAGATATGGCTGACGACATGATGGAAGAGGCAGCCCTTGAAGAAATCGTTGCAGAGGTAACAAGCAGAGTTCAAAAGAGACTCGTAAAGGAAAGCCTCAAGCGCAGACTAGCAAGCAAGCTTCGCTAAAGCAATGAAAGAAATATTGACTCTCAAACGCATGGGTTTGGAGAGGCACATTAAAGAAGAGTTCCCTACTTTTGAATATATCGATAAGCGCAACTCCTTCTTGATGAAATGCCTCTCCAAGCTCTTGTTTTTCAACAAAGAGTTTATGACCCGATACATCACAGTTATCGGCGCAAAAGTTTATGTTCCTCAAATGCCCTGGAAGCCAAACGCACCTTATACAGCCTGTGAGGTGATGGCACACGAGTGGGTTCATATGAAGGACGGTAAAGTTTTTGGACCACTTTTTAAGTTCCTATACTTATTCCCACAGATACTAGCACCACTTGCCCTTCTCGCTTTTTGGAAGTGGTGGATGATTTTCTTCATCGTGTGTGCTGCTCCCATCCCCGCACCATTCCGAGCTTGGTTTGAGTTCAGAGCATACACAGTTAGTATCGCAGTCCGCTGGTGGTTGTTACAACAGGAGCCCAACCCTGATTGGCTCACAAAGCAGTTCACATCTTCCAGCTACTACTGGATGCTTCCAGCCGAGAAGTTTCTCAAAAGAAAGTTTGCAGAAGAACTGCAAAGAATCAAAGAAGACAAACTAAAAGATTACGAAAAAGAAATTAAAAGCGCACTTAAAATATGAAAAAACAATCACTTATGAACTTCCTGTGTGAGACAAACTCTCTTCACACAGAAGGCAACGTTGTATTCGCAGAAAAGGCTTTTGTCGTCAACAGAGTAATGAACACCATTCAGGAAAAAGACCTTCCCGAAGAAAGTATCGTAAAACTCTTGACATTAGTGAACAAATATGTTAAAAATGAGGTTAATATTCACTTCCAAGACGGAAAACTAACAGTGGAGTTCAACAATGGCAAAGAAGAAAGCAAAGATGACCTTTTGGCAAGTTCCGCACGATGACAAAACACTTCGTTTTCATCTGCAAGCAGACGGTCTAACACCACAAAGCAAACGACGCATCACAACCCTGCTCAAAGGTTGGAGCATTATTGCCGAGGGCTTTCACAAAAACCACACCATCCTTGTGTTTTCGCAGCTTTTCAAAGACCGCGACGAAGCCCGTAAGTTTGTCAAAAACTTCCCAGAAGACCTCGTTGTAAAAGGTTATAACGGCAAAGACATTGCTCACTTTTAACACTATTTAGTGTATGCAGTACAAGGATATACTTTCTCGTTTCCAACATTTCCTAGCAGAAGAAACGCAGTATGACTCTTTTGAGGGTGATACATACGCTATCGATTTAGATAATCTAAAAATCATTGCTTCTAAACACGCTGAGGAAAGGTCAAGACGACACGTTGGGGCTCGTGGTTCAGGTGGACAACGCCTCGGTAGAATTAGCCGAGACAGCGTTATTAAAGCACTTGACCGCTCACTACCTCAAATTTTAGATGACTTTGCCAATGGCGAAATTGCAAACGGCGAAGTCTTTCACGTTCGCGCAAAACAGGGCAACCAACCTGCGCTTAACCTAATAGCAAAGTTGGATATGAGAAAGGGTCCAGACCGTCTGGTCATCGTCACTATGATGCGTAAGGACGACTTCCGCACAGATGCTTTTGGTGGCGGCAAACAAAAGACCTACGACGTTGACCTAAAAGGTCAAGAAGAGAAATACACGAGATAATAAAATGCCATACCTAGTAAGAAAACAAAAGTGTGAGCAGGCTGACGGAGACGCCGGAACACACGTTATCTACAAAAAGAAGCGTGATGGTTCGCAGGGTGAGAAGGTTGGCTGCACCACAGACCCAAAGCAATACAAAAAAGCGCTCTACGCAGCAGAGGACGGCTACATCAAAGAAATAATCCGTGAAGAGGTTATGGCGGTTCTTTCCGAAGAAGAAACAAAGAAAGACCGTTGCTACAAGATTGCAAAGCGTAAGTACGATGTATTCCCATCTGCTTATGCTTCCGGTGCCATTGTAAAGTGCCGCCAAGGCAAGATTTGGAAAGACCTCAAATCAGAAGCACCAGAAGAGTTAGAAGAAAAAATAAAAAAAGCCGGGACCGAATCAAGTAAAGAAAGCTCCCTCCGCGATTGGTTTGGTCGAAAAGGTGCTCCCGGTAAAGCAAGCGGTTGGGTAGACTGCAACACTTGTCGCAAAGATAAAAAGACAGGTCGTACAA